AGGCTTGAACCTCCGTTTGGCTTGAATTCTTGAAGCACCGATCGAATCATGACTTTGACGCCAGAATAGACGGCGGCCACTACACCAATGCAGCATGTAACAACCGCCGCCCATTCGGTCGGCTTCATTCCCCAGTAACTCCAAAACTTTTGTCATTTGGGTTTAAGTAGCGCAAAACGACTGGTGCAATTGCTGCAACACCTGCCATAAGCAAGGTTTTTGGATCAGTCACGCCAGCCATGTAAAGCGTCAAAACGCCAGCTAAAAATGAGCGTCCCCATGAAGCTGCTATTGCTTTGGCTTTATCCATTTTTTTGTCTCCTTTTTTGGTTTTACTACTTTTGTGGGCAAATCAATTTTTGGGTATTCGCCCTTATATGGCACAAATTTTGGAAGGCCAAAACCAACAATGTCACGCTTTAGAGATCGTTGTTTGATCATGACCATGCCGCCATTGCGCTGGTCGCCTGTGCCAGATGTGTTGCCCTCAATGCAAGTCACAACGTCACTGCCATGCTCAAAATCTACAACAATACCAATGTGACTAATTCGATCAACGCCGTCATGTGGAAAATCCATAAATGCCAATGCGCCAATACTAGGCAAATTTGACCAGCGGTTTGTTTCTTTAAATTTATGTGCGCCACCAGCTGTGCTGACGACGCTGTGCATTTTGACACCAGCTTGATCTGCACACCAATTGACAAAAGACCCACACCACGGTTGTCCGTCAAAGCCTGTAAATTTACCGTACTTTGTGAGGTTATTTCCTTCCTCAATTGTGCCAACCTCAGCTGCTGCGATTTCGATCAGCCGTGCATTTGTACCTTCTGGAAACATTACAAACCCAATGCCTTTAAGTCATCTGTCGTCAAACCAAGTGCTGCAAGTTTTGCTTTCGCTGCTTCTTTAGCTGCTTCGGCTTCTGCCCATTTTGCAGCCTTTGCCGCTGCTTTTTTCTGAGCCTCTACGACTTCAGCAATTTCTGCCTCGGTGTAATCTCTAATAGTTTCTGTGCCAGTTGTGATGTCAAAAATAGTTTCTTTATACATAATTACGCTCCGTAAACATAGATAGTACCTGCATCAAAATTGCCAGAATTGGAAACAAGACTTACGCTTGTCACTGTTCCAGAACCAGACCAATAACCACCAGAAATCAGCATTGCTGCAAAATTTGCACCTGCGCCGTTGCTGGCAGAACCAGAATTTACCATTTTTAATCCAGCAGTATTCGTTCCTGTAACTGTTGCATAAGCATTAGCCGCCGAACCAGCATTACCACTCATACGGGAAATTAATAGACTAGTTGTATTTCCGCTGTCATAAGTAATGTCATCTTGACTTGCTGTGCTTGCAGCATAAGCGACACCAAGACGCTGAAAGTAATTGGCTCCAGTATCCGTATTAAATCTTAAAGAAAATTCAGCACTGGCGTTTGCCGAACTTCCAGCCGCAACGATAATAAACAAATCATTTTTTCCTGAAATACCTGAAACTGTTACGGTTGTTGAGCCTGTCAAAGCCGTGCCACCTGCGTTAAGTAATGAATAACTTGGAACTGAAACGCTTGGTGTTGCCCAAGTAGGCACGCCACCAGCAACAGTCAAAACCTGACCTGTTGACCCAATAGCCAAACGTGTGTTTGTGTTTGCTGTTGCAGACGCATACTCAGTGTCACCAAGTGTTGTTGAAGGATTTAATGCTTTGAGTCGTGTATCAACGCCTTGCAATGCAACGTCAAAATCGGCTGGCAGGTCAGTGACCAAGTCGCTCGACGTTGGAAGCACAAAACCATAATTGGTTGTTGGATTTGCCATTTGTTCCCCTTTTCTAAGCCACTATTGTGGCATTTGCCCAGTCTAAAGTCGGCGACACGCTTGCCCATGTTTCGGTCACTGGCACGTCATTCCAGCGCATTGCTTGCAACGAATAAGCCAATGGCGACAAAAGCAATGTAACCGAAAGTTGATTGTATGAAGCCCTAAACGACCAGCCTTCGACAAAGCCTTGGAATGTGCCCGAGTTCATGTTAAGCGGCAGGTTTTGCAGGGCAATTGCCTCGCCCATAAAAACGTTGATTAACTTGTCACGGTCAGTATTGTCAATTTCCGGGTTTGTTAAGTCAAATGAAATTTCGCTAAAAATCGGCTCGGGGTTAGCTCGCAATGATAAATAAAAAGCAGCTTGTGCAGTCGCGTCAGCTGAGTCGTGCAGTGTCGTTGTGATGACTTGACCAAGATTGCCATAAGTAGCAATTGAAACTGGGTCACTGTCCGAAACGTCATTTTGACTTGTTGTCCCGTATTTGATTGTTATTGCATTTCGTACGTCACCAACTCGGGTTTCAATTCGTAGACCAGCTGCACGCGCGTGACGCGCGTCAAGATCAACATACCCGTTAGCTGCAAGGTATTGCGTGCGGTGTGTTGAATCCGCATAACCAATCCGACCTTGCGCGTCTTCGTACAAATAACCTAGTCCCGATGTTGCCAATGCTGCCACCAATGAATAAACGTCAATGGGGTCAGCATTACCAGCACGCGCCGATAAGTCATAATTCCCCGGACGATCAATTTCGCCAAGTCCAGTATTGCCGGCATTTGCCCAAGTTGTAGCTGGATCATAAGTTGCCCAAGTCAATGCGCCCGGCACTTCAGCCCATGTTTGAAATAAAACCTGTGACAAAACTTCAAAAATTTGATCTCCATCAAAATCACGCGCAAGTGCGTCTGTGTAAATGTATTTTGGTAAACGAGACAATGCGCCCAATGCTGTTATGTTGTAAGTCTGCGTGAACATGGTCGAACCTACGTCGCGCACTTCTAAACCAATGTCAACGACATTGCCGCCAAAAATAGGCACAAATGTGCCTGACGTGTTTTTGATAGAAACGCCAATGGTCGAATTGATCGATACTGGAATCGCAACCTGATTAACGTCGATCAGCTGAAGGTTGACATAACCTGCCTGAGCCTGTTCATAAATGTTTGTCCGACCGCTGCGAATGACAAGATTTGCCAAAACCGCGTCAGTGTATTCAACGCCGTCAATTTCAACGAGCCAGACAGGATTCCATTGGGTCATGCTATTTGCAGGTTAGTTGCGCCACCTGTGCCGCGATAATAGGAATTATTTAATGTTTCAACAATTGTTCGGGCTGTGCCTTCTTTGTCCATTGCACCGTTGACGGTCAAGTTGAAGGTTGGACCCGACGCCGCCATGATTCCCGCAAGGGTGTTGGTGTTGACGCCTGAAGTACCAAATTGGTAGTTTCCGCTTGAAGTGGCAGCAGCGGCAGTTGCAGCAACCTTTGCAGCAGTTGAAACACCGCCACCACTTGACGCTGAAGTTGTCGTTGTGCCGCCACCCGTGATGTTTGGAATTGTAGGCACTGCTGTAGATATATTGGAACTTGAAACATTTGGAACGTTGATGCTTGGTGCAGACACTTTAGCAATGTCTTTGCCACCAAAAATATTGTTTGCAAAATTGTAAGCAGAAATTAAACCATTGATTCCAGCAATAGCCCCTGAGATTAAAAAGTTTAAAGATTTGATAACTGCCCCTATAACCTCAATAACACCAGCGGCTATTTTTCCAGCAATTTGCAATGCACCGCCTAAAACTGTCCCAATAACGGGTGCTAGGTATTTTTCAATGTAACCAGCAAATATCTTAAATTCGCTCAAGTTGTCAGCTACGGCTTTTTTTACATAACCAAATGCCTTGACTAATCCGTCAACGATTGGTGTGAACACCTTTGAAATTGTTGTGCCAACCTGACTAATTACGCCGCCCAAACCATTTTCCTTGCCACTGAAAGCGTTTGAAAAAGCAGTGATAATCGGCAATGCGTACTCGTTAATGTAGTCAATAAATTTTTGAAGATACGGCAATAATGCAAAACCTAAAGTTTCTTTTGCTTCATCGAAGGCAACCTGCATGCGTGCAATTCGTCCCGCATAAGTTTCAGCGTTTGCAGCGGCTGCGCCACCAAACAAGTTTGAAAGCGTTGTCTGGGCGTCCTCAAATGACATTGTTTTTAATTGTGCTTTATCTAAACCAATTTCTAACTTGCCTAGTGCCGCGGTGTTCCCGTCAAATGCGCGACCCAAACCATTTGCCACCGCTTCAAGTGGTTTGCCTGTTGACGCTGAAATGTCTAGTGCTAATGCTAGTAATTCTTGTGCTTTTGCCGTGTCGCCAGTTGATCGAACCAAACGACCCAATGCTGGTCGCAGTTGATCGTCAGCCACTCCAGTTGCCAGTGACATTTGCAGAATCGAATCTTCGGTTGCTGCAATTTGTGCCTTTGTAGCCCCTGTGGCGTTTTCTAAGGCCAATGCAAGCTGTGTCTGTGCCTTTTCATCTTCAATGGCGGCTTTGACGCCTTCAACGCCGATTTTGATTGCGTAAGCACCAGCGGCAGCGGCGGCAGCCGCAAACGCTGCGCCAACGACTTTGCCAACCTTACCCATTTTGTCGCCGAAGGTTTCGACGTCTGCGGTTGCGCTTTTCAGCGATTTATTAAGGTTGTCAACGTCGCCAAGAATGGAAAGTTTAAGGGTACGACTGCCAGCCATTAGTTGTACTCCTTAACAATTGTTGAAAACGCTTCTTCCCATTTTTTAACTATCTCAGGTTGCGCGCTTCGCAAGGTCGGATAAATAAACCAACCGCGTGAGCCGCGACCTTCACGGCCTGACCAAACTGGAAATTGCTTATAGCGATTTGATCCAAATTCATAGCCGCCCCAAACTTGCTGAGTCGTGCCGCCGCCGCTCAATTTTTGACGTGCAAAACCGTAGGAAATCTCACCAATTTTTGATGATTTCGAAACTGTTGCACCGCTGGCAATAATTGAAGCAACGCGGTTGTTTGCCGATCCAGCCGTCCCAATGACTTTTTGTTTGACGTATTCTGCAAGTTCTGAGGTTCTTTCTTTTGCTTGCTTTGTAGCTTCTTCGTCCATTGCTTTAAAAGATCGAACAATGGCACGCAATTCAGCCTTGTCGTAGCTGATTGCCTCAGTTGCCATTTGCTCGCCTTTCCAAAATCTCAATGACCGTCAAAATGTCTTCGGCGGTTTCAAATACGTTTGGTGGTAACCCCGTGGCCAAGGCTACCTCCCAAACGATTCGACTTAGGCTTCCGACTGGGTAGCTTTTGGGTTTGCTTCACCAACGATCACTTCGGAAATTGTTTCCGTCCAAATGTCAATTGGCTTGACTGGCTTTCCCGCAGCTTCGCGCTTCATGGCGTTGTAAGCCAAAAAGACTAGATCGGAAATGCCAATCTTTTCTTGCGCTTGTGCAATGGTGTTGCCTGTGTGCTTTTCCCATTTAACCCACTCAGGCGGCGCAGCTGTGTAAGTGATCTGCGTGCCGTCGTTGTATTCAATTGTGAT